CAGGCGGTGCGTGCGGTCAAGAACAACGTGATCGGCACCGGCATTCGGATGCAGGCTCAGGTGCGCATGGTGCGCGGCGGCGGCCGGCTGGACCAGACGGTGAACGACGCGATCGAGACCGTGTGGAAGATCTGGGGCAAGAAGCAGCACTGCCACACCGGCGGCCGGCTGAGCTGGCACGACATGGAGCGCCTGGTGATTGGCGCGATGGCCGAGTCGGGCGAGGTGTTCATCCGCAAGGTGCGCCAGCCGTTCGGTGGCAGCCGGGTGCCGTTCGCGCTCGAGGTGATCGAGTCGGATCTGCTCGATGACACCTACACGGGCAAGAGCACGATCGACGGCAACGAATGGCGGATGGGCGTCGAGTGCGACCGGTGGGGCCGCCCGGTGCAGTACGCCTTCCTGAACAAGCACCCTGGTGATGCACCGTTCCAGGGGCAGCCGGGACCGCGGCACAAGCTGATCGCCGCTGACGAGATCATCCACCTGTACCTGTGCGACCGGCCGGGCCAGACCCGCGGCGTGCCTTGGCTGGCGACTGCGATCCAGCGCCTGCATCACCTGGCGGGCTACGAGGAGGCCGAGGTGATCCGCGCGCGGGCCAGTAGCGCGCTGATGGGCTTCATCACCAGCGACGAAGGCGAGCTGCAGGGCGATGAGGTGTACGACGGCGAGCGGGTCAGCAACTTCGAGCCCGGCGTCTTCAAGTACCTGGCGCCCGGCGAGTCGGTGACGGTGCCGCAGCTCGACGCGCCTGATGGTCAGTTCGAGCCGTTCGTGCGGGCGATGTTGCGCGCGATGGCGGCCGGCGTGGGGTGCTCCTACGAGAGCATCAGCCGCGATTTCAGCCAGACGAACTATTCCAGCAGCCGGCTCAGCCTGCTCGAGGATCGCGATCACTGGCGCGCGCTCCAGCAGTACCTGATCGAGAACTTCCACCAACCGGTCTTCGAGGCCTGGCTGGAGATGGCAGTGCTGAGCGGCACGCTGAACCTGCCGTTCTACGAGACCGACCCCGAGCGCTACCGCGCGATCCGGTGGATGCCCCGCGGCTGGGCATGGGTGGATCCGGCGAAGGAGGTGCAGGCCTACAAGGACGCCGTGCGCTGCGGGTTCAAGACGCTCGGCGAGGTGGTGGCCGAGCAAGGTGGCGACCTCGAGGAGCTGCTGGTGGCCAGGGCCGCCGAGGTGCAGATGGCTGAGGAGCTTGACCTCTACTTCGACACTGACCCCAGCGAGGTGAACGCGCAGGGCACGCAGCAGCCCAGCGATGCAGCGGACGACCAGGCTGAAGCGGTGGATGACAGCGAAGACGACTCGGCTAGCGATAATGGCGAAGATGACACCGAGAACACCGATGGACCTATCGCGTGATCTTGAGGGGCAGCTGCTGAAGCGCGCCGAGGTAGCTGACTTCACGGTCAGCGAAGACGAGCGCTCCATTGAGTTTCCCTTCTCCTCTGAATACCCCGTCGCCCGATACTTTGGGAACGAGATCCTGCAGCACGATGAGCGCAGCGTGGATCTTGGTCGCCTGAATGATTCGGCGCCGCTTCTCTTCAATCACGACCCGAACAAAGTGATTGGCGTGGTTGAGCGCGCCTGGATCGACGGGAAAAAGAAGCGCGGCTACGTGAACGTGCGGTTCAGCCGCAATGCCTTCGCGCAGGAAGTACTCGCTGACGTTCGCGACGGCGTGCTGCGCAATGTGAGCTTCGGCTACGCCATCAATGAGATGGAGCAGCGCGGCTCGGGGGACTTCGTAGCTACGAGCTGGAGTCCCTACGAAGTGAGCGTGGTTAGCATACCTGCAGACCCAACGGTCGGCGTCGGGCGTGCTCTCGACGCTCAACCTGCGGCCACCGCCGCATCTCCAACCCCCCAACCAGAACCTGAGGTTCCGATGGAAAACACCCCTGATCTTTCAGCGGTGCGGGCTGAAGCGGCTGCTGAGGCTGCTAAGGCTGAGCGCGCCCGTATCGCCGGCATCACTGCACTGGCTGAGAAGCACGGGATGGCCGATCTTGGCCGTCAGCTGATCGAAGGCGGACGCAGCCTCGATGAGGCTCGCGCTGCTGTTCTCGACAAGCTGGGCGCCAAGCCGATCGAGACCGTGGCCCCCGTTGAGATGGCTGCTCAGGAGCGCGGCTCCTACAGCATCACCGCCGGCATCCGCGCCATGCTGACCGGCGACTGGTCGAGCCGCGAGGCCGGCCTGGTGCGCGAGCTCTCCCGTGAAGTGGAGAAGTCTGGCGTAGCCAAGACCACCGAGCGCTCCTTCTTCGTGCCCTTCGCGGCCCTGAATCAGCGCGCCACCTACGTGACCTCCGGCGCCACCACCGGCGGCAACCTGGTCGCCACCGATCTGCTGGCCGATGACTTCATCGAGTTCCTGCGGAACAACGCGCTGATGCTTCAGCTCGGCGTGCGCACCATGCCTGGCTTGGTTGGCAACGTCGCCATCCCCCGCCGCTCCGGCGGGGCCTCGACCTACTACCTGAGCACTCAGACCACCGCGATCACCCAGTCGGAGTCCACCTTCGACCAGGTGACCATGAGCCCCAAGAACCTGGCTGCCCTGTCCAAGTACAGCCGCCAGACCCTGCTGCAGGGCACCCCTGGCATCGAGGAGCTGGTCCGTCGTGACCTGACCGATGGCATCAACCTGGCCATCGACCTCGGCATCCTGAACGGCTCCGGCTCCAGCGGCCAGCCCACCGGCATCATGCAGACCTCCGGCATCGGCTCGGTGGCCATGGGCACCAACGGTGGCGCCATCACCGTGGAGAAGGTGGTGGACCTGGAAGCTGCCGTGATGCAGGCCAACGGCGTGGTGAACGCCGCGAACGTGGCCTACCTCACCAACTACAAGGTCTCGGCTGCTCTGAAGAAGCTGCGCGCAGGTGGCTCCACCACCGGCGACGGCCCCTTCCTGGTCAACGATCAGCTGAACGCCATCGGCCGCGGCCCTACCCCCGCGAACCTGAACGGCTACCCTCTCGCCCTGACCAACCAGGTGCCCAGCAACCTGACCAAGGGCACCAGCAGCGGCGTCTGCTCCGCTCTGGTGATGGGTGACTTCTCTCAGGCCATGGTGGGCTTCTGGGGCAACGGCCTCGAGATCACCGTGGGTGAGGACCAGGACGATTTCAGCAAGGCTCTGACCAGCGTTCGCGGCATCGTCACCTACGACGTGGCCGTGCGCGATCCCAAGAGCTTCGCTGCCATCCTCGACATCACCACCTGATAGGGAGGCGGGGCCGGGCAACCGGCCCCCTTTTTCATATGAAGGTTCTGATCTCTGCCGACTGCGCAGCCCGTGGTGAGTTTCTCGAGGCCGGCAAGGTGTTCGAGCTGACTCCTGAGGTGGCGGCCGAGCTGATGCGCATCGGTCGCGCTGTCGAGGCTCCGGCCGAGGAGCCCAAGCCCAAAGCAACCCGCAAGCCCAAGACTGAGGCAAGCGATGGCGATCAATGAAGACCTGAACGTCTTCCTAGACGACTTCGGCGTTAGCTGCACGGCTGGCGCCGTTTCGGCGTTGGGCATCCTCGACATGCCCAGTCAGGTGATCGCCGGCGACATGGTGCTAACCACCGACTACAGCCTGACGGCGCGCACAGCTGACTTCGGCGGCCTGAAGTACGGCGACGCGATCACGGTGGCAGGCGTCAACTACCAGGTGCGCGAGACCCGCCTGCTCGATGATGGGTCATTCGTTGAGATCGGGCTGCAGAAGGTATGACGACCCGTCGAGAGACAATCCTGGCCGCTGTTGCCACCGCACTGGCCGGCACCACCGGCGTGAGCAGCCGGATCTACCGCAGCAGGGTGGAGCCGCTGAGCCGTGGCGAGTCACCCGCGATCGTGGTGGAGCCGCTGAGCGACGACGCCGACAACAGCGTGGTGCCGAAGCTCGACTGGCGCCTGATCGTGCGGATCGCGGTGGTGGTGCGCGGCAACGTGCCCGATCAGGTCGCTGATCCGATCGTCGAAGACATTCACAGGAAGCTGCTGAGTAACGCGACCCTCACGGGACTGGTGGTCGAGATTGTCCCCGCGAGAGTGACCTTCGATAGCATGGAAGCTGATCAGCCTGCTGGCGTGGTGATGATGGATTACTCCATCCGCTACCGGACTCAGGCTGCCGATCTCTCTCTAGCTTGAGGCCTAGCATGGTGGACGAACATCACGGCAAGGGCGGCACCTACACGGTGGATCCGAAGTCTGGCAAGCGCACGCTGGTAGAGGGCTCGCGCACTGAGCCCCAGCCCACGCAGGCCGAGCTGGAGGCGGAAACCGCTCCCGCAGCCGCAACCCCCAAGGCTCCCGAGCCTGCCCCTGAAACCACCTCTCAGCCTTGAGGTAACCGGCCATGCCCCTGCTCTATAACAAGCGAGTCCTGCTCGCGAAGACTGAGACCACCTACGGCATCGATCCGACCCCGACGGGTGGGGCGAACGCCATCCTGGTGCGGAACCTTGAGATCCAGCCGATCGACGCTGAGTCCGTTAATCGCGACCTGGTGAAGCCTTACTTCGGCGCTGACGACATCCTGATCAGCAACGTTCGTAGCCGGGTCACCTTCGAGGTGGAGATGGCCGGCGCTGGTGCTGCTGGCACCGTGCCGAAGTACGGACCGATCCTGAAGGCTTGCGGCATGTCCGAGACCGTTGCCGCTGCCAGCAAGGTCACCTACGCGCCGGTGTCGGAATCGTTCAGCTCCTGCACGATCTACGTCAACATCGACGGCGTACAGCACAAGGTCACCGGCTGCCGCGGCACCGTAAGCCTCTCGATGCAGGTGGGGCAGATCCCCGTCTATCAGTTTGAGCTGATGGGCATCTACAACGGCCCGACCGACGTGGCCTTCTCAACCGTGTCGGCTGGTTATAGCGGCTTCCAGGCTCCTATGGTGTTCAACAACACTAACAGCTCTGGCTTTACTCTCCACAGTCATGCCGGTGAGCTACAGAGCCTAGAGCTGCAAGTTGGCATGGACATGGTGTACCGCGAGCTGGTGGGCAACACCAAAGAAGTGCTGCTGACCGACCGCAACACCACTGGCACGGTGCAGTTTGATGCCGTAACGATGGCGACAAAGAACTATTTTAGTTCTGCCATCAGCAGTGTCACTGGTAGTTGTACCGTGACCCATGGCACCATTGCTGGCAATAAGGTGAAGCTGACCGTACCAAGGGCTAACATTACGACGATCAACTACGTCGAGCAGGACAGCATCACGCAATACTCGGTGCCGTTCACTGCCCTGCCGTCCAACAACGGCACCGGTGACGACGAGTTCTCCATCGAGGTGTTCTGATGCCCTTCGTTCTGTCACAGAGCGAGTCCTACAACTGGCCGGTCACTGTTGAATTCCCCGTCGATGGTGGCCGGTTCGACAAGCAGACGTTTGACGCCGAGTTCAAGCGTCTGCCGCAGTCGAAGATCCGCGAGATCTGGGATCAGATTCAGAGCGGCGACCTCAGCGATGACGACCTCTGCCAAGAGGTGCTGATCGGCTGGTCTGGCATCAATGACGCCAAGGGCAGCGAGGTGCCGTTCAGCGAGAAGGCCAAGGCCGACCTGCTGAACGTGCCCCTGGTCGCCGCGGCGATCGTCACCAGCTGGCTGGATAGCCTCAGCAAGGGCAAGCGAAAAAACTGACAGACGCCGCCGAGTACTGGGCGACCGGCGGCGTCAAGGACGAGACAGCAGAAGACCTGAAGGTGTTCGGCATCGAAGTCGAGCTACCAGAGGATCAAGGCTTTCAGGTGTGGCCCGAGAACTGGGACACGGTGGAGATGTTCCTGCGACTGCAGACCCAGTGGCGCATCGGCATGGGCGGCCCGATCGGGCTCGATTACTCAGCCGTGGAATGGCTCCTTAGACTGTATGAAGTGAAGGACCAGCGCGCCTTGCTGGAGGATCTGCAGATCATGGAAGGCGCTGCACTGGCCGCGATGAACCGGGAGGGCTGATCCATGGCGATGACCTTGGACACGGCCATCAAGTTCACGGCGAAGCTCGAGGGCACCGGCCTCGACCAGCTGAAGCGCAACCTGCAGGGGCTGAGCCAGCAGAGCAACGTCAGCAAGCGGTCGCTCGATCAGCTCTACACCGCGACGCAGAAGCTCGGCGCGGCATCAGGTAACACGATCAGCGGCCTGCAGACGACCGTCGGCGCTCTGAAGGCGCTGCGCGATCAGGCGGAGTTTGGCAGCCGTCAGTTCAAGATCCTGACGCGCGACATCGAGGCAGCCGAGGCGCGGCTGCGGAAGTTCCAAGGTGCTGCTGGCGGCGGTGGCGGCATTAGTCGCGGCAATGCACTGCTGGCTGGTGTCGCC